CCTAACATTTCATATACTTTCCCCAGATTTATAAGAGGGTGGGGCTTCCCAAAAGGGTACCCCCTATATAAATAGACCGTTACCAGTAAAATTAATTTTTGAATTATATTTACACTTATATATAAATACCTCCAGAGATAATGAGCTTTATTAACTATAGGAGGTGGTTTTATATCTACTGCACAAGATAAGATAGCGGAAGCATTTAGGAGAGGGAAAGAGAATTTAGTTACATTCCACCGATTGTTTCTACCTATCGAAGAAGAAGTAGAGCCAGCTTGGTTCCACTATAAGTGGAGTGACATTCTATTACATGAGAGCAAGCACTTTGCCATTGAAGGGTTCCGTGAATCAGCGAAGTCGAGTTTCGTACTAAGGGCGTTTCCTTTGTATCGTTTAACATATCCTTCCAAGAAAGCCAATTATATTGTATTTATTATGGCTAACCAAACGAAAGCTAGTAAGCAATTAAAGGAAATTGCTGAAACATACGTTTCCAATGAGTTTTTAAGTTTGAACCTGGTAAAGGTCAAGCAACAATCAGAGAAAGCATTCGAGTGTGTGGTAACTGATGAGAAGGGTGAAGAAATATGTGTCCGCATGGAAGCATATGGTAAAGGTTCTTCTATACGTGGTTTGTTATGGGGTGATAAGCGACCAGATATTATCGTAATCGACGACCCTCAAGACGTTGAAGATTCCATGTCAGATACTGTACAAAGTAACGACTATGATTGGTTTTTATCAGACGCTTATTTCCTTGGTAAGAAGACCCGTATCTTTATGATTGGGAATAACCTTGGCGAGAAATGTTTGATTGAACAGGTTATCGAAAATAAAGACTTACTGAAATTTAATGCTTTACGTATTCCTGTTATGGACGATGAAGGAGCTTCCAATTGGCCAGAACGTTTCCCAGTAGGGGAAATTCTCGAAGAGAAAGAAGCGTGGAGAGCGTTAGGTAAGCTAGACATTTGGGAAAGAGAAAAAATGTGTATTGCTATTTCTCCAGAACGTCAAATGTTTAAGAAAGAATACTTCATGTATTACGCTCCTAACGAGTTAAAGTTAGAAGATTGTTCTATTTATACTACAGTCGATTTGGCTATTTCCGAAAAAGAAAGTGCCGATTATACAGTAGTTTGTACAGTGGCAGTAAACCCAGATAACAAATGGTTTATCTTGGACGTGGATTATGATAGGTATGACCCTTCACAAACCATTGACGCTATATTTAGAGCGGTACAAAAGTATAGACCTATCTATGTAGGTGTAGAAAAAGTAGCATACCAGGCTTCTGTTAAACATTACCTAGAGAAAGAAATGCCTAAACGTAATATTTGGTTTACAGTTAAGGACTTAGAAGCGTCTAGTCGTAAGGAATTACGTATTGCTACTCTTCAACCACGGTTTAAAACTGGTAGCGTGTGGTTCCCTATGGGAGCCAAGTTCCTCACAGAACTCGAAAGTGAACTACAAAGTTTCCCTAAAGGGTTACACGATGACTTGATTGACGCTTTGGCTTATATTAGTCAGATTGCTGTCCCACCTGTTAGCAACTTTAGTAATGTAAGTACAAGTGATATTCCATTAGGAGGTGCGATGTAATGAAAGTATTACATGATAATGTATTGGTTGTTCCAGAAGTGAAGGAAGAAACCACAGAAAGTGGTATTATTCTTGGTTCCACACCCAAAGCACAAAACATTGGTACTGTATTTGCTAGTGGAGAAGGTAAATTCGACCATGGTAAATGGGTACATAACGAAGTTCAAGAAGGTGACGTGGTTCAATTTGGACCATATACACAAGAAATTACAATTGAAGGTTCTAAATATCTGTTAATGGCTCACTCTAATATTATTTGTATTCTTGATTAAGGAGGTTAAATGGATAGCGAATCCGTATTACAGGACTTAAATAAGACCGTAGTCCGATACGTGCAGAATGATATTCAACGTGCCGAAGCCTATCAAGCTTCCATTGTCGAACCAGCAGTTCGAGAACGTTATGAAATCTATTATGCCGATAAAGATTACTACCGTCAGAAGTTCCCTATTCTTTCTAAGACCTCTGACCTTGTATCTACAGACGTAGCCGACACAATTGAATGGGCTTTACCATCTTTGATGAAGGTATTTACTGGCTCTGATGAAGTAATTACTATTGCTGGTGTTACAGAAGAAGATGATACGAAAGCAGAAACCATGCAAGAACTGTTGGTATATCAACTGCAACGACAAAATAACTTTTTTACAGTGCTATATAACTGGATGAAAGATTCTTTAATTGTTGGTATGGGTATTATCAAGTGTTATTGGGAGCGTACAGAGGGGTATACAACAGAAACAGCTGTACTTAACAATGAAGCACTACAGGCTCTTACACAAACTGGTGTAACTATTGAAGACATTCAAGGTCCAGACCAATTTGGAGACTTCTCTGTTACATATCAATTGCCGTATTATCGAAAAAACGCACCGAAATTAGAAAATATTCTAGTAAGTGAGTTTTTATATTCCCCAGACGCCAAGTCTTTGGAGGAAGCTAACTTCGTAGCTCATAAACGTAAAGTAACGATGTCTTATTTACGTGAACGTGAAGCACAAGGCGTATACGCTAATATCGACGATATCCGTGTTAATGGCAATTATAACGGTATGAATACCGACCAAGTAGAACAGGTTATTGGCGATAACTACGTAGATATAAATAAAGACGAGCAAACTGCCCGTCAAGAAGTGGTTATCTATGAATGTTATACAAAAATCGATATTAATAACGATGGTATCTTGGAAGATATGATTATCACCATTTGTGGTGATACGATTATCCGTATGGAACAAAATTACATGGGTAGACACCCATTCTTTGCTATTTCTCCTACAAAAGACCCTCATCGTATTTGGGTTAAACGTTCATATGCTGAATTAATTGGCGAATTACAAGACCTTAAAGTTGCATTAACACGTCAAATCATGCAAAATGTTGCGTTAACTAACGACCCTAAGATGTTGCTAGACGAATCTGCTATCAATATTGATGACTTTGTGCAAGGACGTAAGGTTATCCGTATGAAAGCTGGTCATTCGATGAATGAAGTGGCTATGCCAATGAATATTACTCCATTAGCACCACAAACATTCCAATTCTTAGAGTGGATTGAAGGGCAAAAAGAAAACCGTACTGGTATTACTCGTTATAACCAAGGTTTAGACGCTAATAGTCTTAATAAAACAGCTACAGGTATCAGTGCTATTTTAGGACAATCAGCACAACGTCTTGAATTAGTAGCACGTATGTTCGCTGAAACAGGTTTATCTGAACTATTCCGTTTTATGGTATCTTTGAACCAAAAGTTTATCGACCAACAAACAGTAATTCGTTTAACTAATAAAGAATTGAAGATTAGTCCAGAAGATTTAGACGGTAGTTTTGACTTAATTGTTAATGCTGGTATCAGTATTGCTACCAAAGAATCTACTATCATGGCTACACAAACGCTTTTAACGGCGTTAATGCAAGCAAATGCTGGCGGATACATGGTTTCTACACCAGAAAATATCTACAATCTATTTAAAAAGTGGATTGAAAGTATTGGTTTCAAAAACTATGGTGATTATATTACTGACCCTAACGTTACACAACAACGTATGGTTATGGAAATGCAGTTAAAACAACAGGTATTGAGTCAATTACCACCAGACGCATTACAATATTATGCTCAGTTTGGTATTTTGCCACCACAATATCTATTACAATTACCACCAGAATTACAAGTATTATTCGGAGGAGCGGGAAATGAACCAGACGGAAATCAACAATTTAATTCAACAGGGCAACCTGGGGGCGGAGGCTTCGGCGGCCCTAACCTTTCTGGAGGATTGGCTGGAGGCCTATCAAGAGTGGATAATCAGCAACCTCAAAACGTGCCAAGAGGACCGTCTAGTGGAGTACAGGAACCTCCTTCTGGCATCGGAGGGTTTTAAATCGTTCCTAGCTTCTACAATTGCTAGTGGACAAATTGCCAATAAAGAACTTGCCGACTTTAAACAGCAAGAAGAATATTTACAACGGACTGGATATTTTCCAGGTGTCTAAGGAGGAATGAAATGGGAATTCGATTCGCAGACTGGAGAGGTAGTGCCAACCCTTCTCCAATTGCTATGGCGTTAGCAGAAAAAGCTGGTGTTCAACAAGCACCACAAACGCTACAGGATTACAAAGCTCAACAAGAACCTAGTAATGTGGCACAAGCTCGTATGGAAGCTAATACTCCATATGTAGCACCAGAAAAAGGTAAATTTGCACCAAACACAGATTATATGTCTGTAAGTATGGCTCCACGTTTTGAGACTAAAGAGCAAGCACAAGCTCGTGCCGACGAAGCCGATACACGTGCCTATCAACAATCTCACCCTGGTTTAAGTTCTGATTTTTCTGCTAAAATCGCAGAAATCTTACGACAAGGTAAACAAGCAGAACAACGTTATCGTGACAGTGCGGAAGGTAAGTTACCAGCTAAAACAATGGGCGAAATTGCCCAAGAACGTATGTCTCTTATCCCTAAAGAACAAGCTTGGCGTCGCCAAAACCCATTTGCTGAAGGTATGGGTTATCAATGGGCAGATGATAAAACATTACAAGGCTTAGGTTGGAAAGATGATGATATTAGCTCTATGAAAGCACGTACAGAGTTTGACCCACAAGAAATTCAAAATTTGTACAGCGTTGGAGCATTAAAGGCACCTTATGCAGAGTATTTGAAAAAACAAGAAGCCTTGCGTCGACAAGCTGAAGAAGAAGCCGCTAGAGCTTATGCTGAACAAGCTTCATATGATTATAGTGAACCTAGCTCTTATGAAGCACCAGCTTCAACACCAGCACCTACGCCAGCACCTCAACCTTCATACGGCGTTGGTTTTGACCAACTTGATAGCGATAGTATGGCTCAATACAAAGCGTCGCTTAGTCCCATGAGTACAAGTCACTGGGGTACAGGTCGAGGTTCTTATTAATTAGTTTTCACCAACCCAATATGGGAGTGAAGGAGGTAACATGGAAGATTTAAAATTTAAGTTTGACTTGCAAACTTTCGCAGAAGGCGAAGGTGAAGCAGAAGTTGATTTGGAGCAACCCGAAGTGGACTCCAGTACAGAAGATGTGCCAGATTTTGGTATTGACGAAGATGGCAACCCTGTATTTTTCAACAATGGTCGATTCGGTGATGGTGAAGAAGAAGGTGAACAGGACCCTGAAGGTGAATCAGCTGAACCAGAAGGACAACCAACAGAACCAGATACTTATGTTGTCAAAGTGAACGGCCAAGAACAAGAAGTAACCCTTGATGAGTTATTGCATGGATACATGAGAAATCAAGATTATACTCGCAAAACGCAAGCTCTCGCAGAAGAGCGACGCCACTTGCAGTACAACCAAGCTCCTCAAGTACAACCAAATGTTAATGCTCAACAAGCTCAACCTCAAGTTCAACAAACAGCACCACAACAACCGCAAATTACGCAACGTGATTATTATACTCAACTTGATGCATATGCTCGTAAAGAAGTACAGTCGGCATTGGGGGAGGAATTCGATGAATATAATCCGTTACATCAAGCGGCTTACGCTGATAGTATTGCTAACGTTAAAGCTGAAATCTATGCGGCTCGCCAACAAGAAGCAGACCATCAACGTGTGGTAGACAATTTTAATCATACAATGGGTAAATATTTTCAAGACCCTAACTTCCAAGCTATTAATCAATTGGCGTTGGAAAAACTAAATAACTTACCTTATGCACAAGCTGTTCAGATTAAACAGGCGATGGATAACTATGATTCGCAAACAATTGACGCATACATGTCAGCTGTGCGTAATGAGTATTATGGTGCTAACCAAGTACCAACAATTCAACGAAAACAACCAGTACCACAGGCGAAACCATCTATGAAACCGCCATTTGTAGAGGGTGCTGGTGCCGCTACTGTTCCACCAGGTAGTCCAACAACAGAAATTGATTATTCTAAATTACGTGGATTATCTGTGGACCAACAAGCCGATATTATTTCTAAACTAGGATATTTTTCTAAATAAGGAGGTACTTAATTGTCCCAACAAACGGCTGTTAAGTCTTACAACGTGGTTGGTAAGGTTGAAGATATGAATGATTTCATCACTAATATCGACCCTGACCAAACACTTTTGACTTCCCGATTCGGGAAACTTTCTGTACACAATACAGAACATAGTTGGTTGTGTGATTCTCTACGTCCAGCAATGGATAACGCTACTCTTGAAGTACATGATTTCAGTACTCGTCAAGCTACTCCACGTAGACGTGAATCTAACTTTACACAACAATTTGAACATGGCTACACTGTATCTGATATCACTCAAGCTATCAAGAAATACGGCGTACGTGATGAAAAAGCATATCAAATGTTAAAAGCTTCTAAAGAAATTGGTCGTGACCTTGAATATGCTATCGTATCTAACAAAGTGAAAGCACCATTCGATGAAACTACTGCTGGGCGCTTTGGTGGTATCCCTTACTTCTTGGATAACTTCTCTGAAGTAACTGTAGACGCTCAAGGTGTAGTAACCTTGGCTAACCATCGTTTCGTAACTGGTGATAAAGTTATCGTACGTGGTAAAGGCACAAATGCTTTGGACGCTAAATACAAAGCTAATACACAATATTTCGTGAAACCTATCGATAAAGATACTTTTACATTGCATGCCACAGCAGAAGATTCTGCCGCTACTCCTGGCACTCCAATTAAACCATCTGCCGCTGTTACAGCTGGTAAAATGGAATTGACTTACTGCAATGCTATCGATGCTAAAGCGTTGAATCCAGCTGGCGAATTTACAATGGAATCATTGAATGACGCTATGCAAGCAGTATGGGGTCGTGGTGGTGACGTAGATATCGCTGTTATGTCTGGTAAAAACAAACGTAAAGCGTCTACATTCACAGCTAACTCTCAACGTAATGTTGCGATGGAAGCTAAAAAATTAACTCAAGTAATCGACGTTCTTGAAACAGACTTCGGTGTAATTGAGTTGGTTGCTCACCGTCTATACGCAGATGACGTTGTAGACTTGCTTGAATTGCAATACTGGAAACTTGGTTACCTTATCCCATTCCATAACGAAGATTTGGAACGTAAAGGTACATACAAAGAATCCGTAATTACAGGTACAGCTACTCTCGAATGTACTGCACCAATTGCAAATGCTCGCTTGTACGGCATTTCCAAATAATCCTTGGGGGTAGTTAATTCTACCCCCTTATTTTTTTTGATTAAAAGGTGATATATGAGAATAGACACAAAGGTTACAGTCGAGAAAGACACCTGGAGTATTCAACATACCTTTGACGAATCTGATGTTTTACAGCAAGTAAAAGAGGAGCGTGATAGTGGTCTTGAAGGCAACTTGAACGGTCAAGCTAAAGTAATTGCTCGTATTCCTCGCCATCGTTTTATGAGTGATTTTGAACTTATTATGGCACAGGAGTGTCAAGGTAAAGACAAAAAAGAATACGAAATGTGGATTCGCAAATGGATTATGAAAAATCCAGAATTTAGGACTACGACTGGTAATATCAAGAGGTACTTATGATTGAAGTACGTGATGTGGTTACTTCTGTTTTGTATGGGTTAGGAGAAAATGCTAATCGCAAACATAGTGACCCAGAAATTATAGATGCTCTAAATATCGTATTACGATATGTCAACCTCGCTCTTATCAATGCTAAATCATTTTGGATTACTAAAGAAGTTAAGCTAAAACCACGTAATGGCAAGGCTAATTTACCAACTGACTTCGGCGGATTCAAATCGTTTGAAGACGACTTCGATGGTAAATACAAATTTGTTGGTAATACTATCAAAATTGATAAAGAAGCTACAATGGCATATACCTATATCTTAGACCCTATTGAGAATATCGATGATGAAATCGATTTACCTTATGTCTTATTCGACATGTTCTCACGTTATAGTCTAGGATTACTTAATGGTAATTTTGGAGCAGATACTGTGGCTGATTTAATATCAGCTGAAATTCAAAAAATGGTAGCTGGCGAATCAAGTGGTCCTATTGAGCGACCAATGCCATTCTTTGTATAGGAGGTATAATGACAACAAATGACTTATTGATTTTGGTTCGTCAACGACTAGGTGATATGCAGAAACTTAGTTTATCAGACGAAGAACTAATTATGAGTTTAAACGTGGCCATTGATAGACTCAGTGAAGAATTAGCTCAAGATAGTAATCCAGAGTTAGTAAAAGAGGTGACTCTTAATGGTACATCTAAAGTACTTCGTCCAGATGATTTTATCTCCTTGTGTGGACAATTCCCTGTTATCTTTATTCAAGATACAGATGGTATGAAAATTCAACACATGGACCCAAATTATGCTGGTAAGATAATTGTTCGATACTTTGCTAGTCGCAAACACGTGAAGAACTTAACAGACGAAATTCCATTTGATAAAATTCTCCAACAACGACAACTTGTTACCTATACAGTATATGATATTAAATCTATTACAGGTGAGGTGAAAGAAGATGACGGTAAGAGAACTAATGGATAAGGCGGCTCTTAGAGACCGTCTAAGTGATAATCTCCAAAGTGGGTACGAGGATAAAGAATTAATTGCCTATATTAATGACGCTATTAACTTCATTTGGCATGTATTAATTGACCATGGATATTACGAGGTAATTGGAGATGTTACATTCACGCAAGCTAATGATACTGCTCCAGCTGACTGGTACAGGGTTACTAACCAAGCTCCGCTTATTGTCAGAAATAATTCCGTGGAAGTCTATGGTAAAGTCCCTCTTAAAGTCCGTTACTACAAAAAACCAAAGTTTGTAAATGCAGATACAGACCAAATTCCTTTTAGTAACGAAGCATTTGGAGATATTATTGCACAGTTAGTTATTATTCTCGCTATGTCTAATCACGGCTTTAATATGGACGTTGAACAAGATATGGTAGAGGCTATCGTAGGTTTATTATAAGGAGGCGAGTATGTCTGATAATGGCGTCAATCAACTACCTCCTTCTATACAAGGCGACGGTAGGAAGTTTATTTCGCTTTTAAAAAGCTATTTAAAAAATATTGCTGGGGAGTTAGACGACCAGATTAAAAAAGTAGAAAGCTACTTTAATGTCATCGCTGATAACCCAGATACTTTTGATGAACAGATTTCTACTGTTACAGTCGAAGAAAAGGCTGTAAATGGGTCAGTATCATTATTAATACGTTGGGATTCGTCTCAAATTAAACAATATGCTGGTGTAAGTATCGATATAAAAGTTGGTGACTTCCACGATACGTTAGAGATGTTCGAAGAAAAAGATATAGCTCGTCATTATGATACAACTCGCACTAATCAGTTTACGCTAGACAATGTAGATATTGGCAAAAAATATTGGATTCGTATCAGAGGTAGAGATGTTAGAAACGCTCTGTCTATTAGTGGTAAATCTCCAATTACTTTACATTACATTGCTGAAACTAAATATGTTCCTAAGTCACCATACGAAGCCACGGTTATATTCGATAAACGTGGGGCGTATTGGTCGTGGAAACAGTATCCTCAAAATGACTATGAATGGACAGAGCTTCGTTTAGACGAAAACCCTGGTTCATTGTTTAATCGTTTAGACTTAACTACTGATTGGCACTCTGAAGCGAAACCATATGCACGGACTGGTACGGCTTATCTTTACAATAAAGGTATTGGTAATTCATATTCTGCTCCAGCAACAATTGAGTATGCCAAGGCTGTGCCACATAAGCCTAAACATTTAACTGCTACTCCAGTAGTAACTGGTTTATATATAGAGTTTGATTTAATCCCAGAGGATTGTTACGGTGCGAACGTTTATATCAATAATGAAAAGCATTTTGTTGTGGACAACAAGTTTAGCTTTAATTGTTCTACTGGGAACTACTCTATTAAAGTTGCTTACGTTGATGTGTTTGGTGATGGTGAATTATCAGATGTATTGACGATTAGTACTATTGGTGAAATTCCTGTAGAGATGATTAATAAAGAGAAACTTGGTATCAATGCAATTAACAAAGGCATTACCGATATCAATACAGCTCGTAAAGAAGCTGATAAAAAAATCGGAACTTTAACTACTTCTTTAACCACCTTAGAAGGAGTGGTCGATACTAAGATTACCGACGTTAAAAATACTACTGAAAGTCGAATTACAGCAACGCAAAATGCTATTAATTCTATGGTACAAAACAATGTTAATAATCTAAAAACCAGTATTACACAAGTAGCTAATAGCATTGATGTCAAAGTAAGTGCTGGTATAAATAAATTAACAGGCAAAGAAATTATTTCTCGTATTAATCTAACACCAGAAACTGTATCTATTTCTGGTAAATATGTCCACATTACTGGAGATACAGTCTTTGATAACGGTGTAATAGTCTCTAAATATATTGGTGACAAGGCAGTTGTAGGTACAAAGATTGCGGACGGTGTTATTACGACGGATAAGTTGGTCGCCAATGCTATTACTGGTGATAAAATCGCTGCTAATGCTATTACTTCAGATAAAATTAAAACTGGAGAGATTACAGCCGCGAAAATAGCCTCTGGTACTATCACTGGCGATAAACTAAAAGCAAACACAATTACAGGTGATAAGATTGTTGCTGGTAGTATTTCTGGTGATAAAATATCCGCTAATAGTATTGCTGGGGATAGAATTAAAGCTGGTAGTATTACTACAAAGCAAATACAATCACACGCTATCACTGGTGATAAATTACAAGTAGATAGTTTATCAACTATTACTGCACGAATTGGGGAACTAAAAACATCAAATACTGGTGCTAGAACTGTTATCAAAGATAACTTAATCGAAGTATATGATAGTAATAATAGATTGCGTGTTAGAATGGGGGTATGGAATTAATGCCACAAGGTTTACAAACATTTAACGAAAATGGAGATATTTTATTAGACGTATCAGATAGAGTGCAGAAATATCTTGGTGCAGCATTATGTCCTGAAAACGTCAACTCAGGAGTAGAGCAAAATCCATATTTAGTGGAAGGTGATTTATGGTATTTGATTATTCCAGACTCTTATCCAACCTTAAATCTCGAAGGCAATACACAATTTTCTTACTCTGTGCCTACAGTGACAAAAGAAGGAGATAAACTTTTATGGTCTTTCACCACAAACCACGTTGGTTGCCGAATTTTATATGGAGTTTTTTAATGAAATATTTTGAAGTTAATAATGATAAAAATCATTTGCAAGTAGACGATACATATATGAATTTATATATGACAAGAAAAATTAAAGTGACAAGTCAGTCTGGGACAATACAATTTGAAAATGGAGAAATAATAGGGGCTATTGGCAATGGAAGTAATACCATTGATGGATATTGTTCTAATTCTTCCACACACTGCAACTATTATATCAGTGATATTAACAATGCATATATTTATATATTTGCAACAAAACCAATATCCTCATCTACTATTGGAGTTCAAATATTTAATGATGCTGGTGATTTAATATTTGATTCTAATCATAAACAGGCTAAAGTGGTTGGAGTCGGGACAAATAATGGGACAGTAATTGGCTCAAATATAGCTATAGCTGCTGGCGGATATACTACACAATCGGAACAAACTATAGAAATAGAATCTAATGTATCATCTACACCTCACTTTGACACTTCTCATGGTTGGAATGTTACTTATACATACACTTATGATATTTACCGTAAAGTTACAACAATTACAACTAAATCGAATGTCTATCTAAATGGAGGAGTTATATCAACTAAAATATTTGATACAAAAACAGAAGTTAGTGGACCGAAGTTGGTAGACTTTGGAGTTAATGTGTCAGAACTAGAAGCCTTACATATACGTGTAGATTATCCACCGGGAATTAGCGTAGGCAGAAATAAGAGTAGAGGCACTATTTCTGCTTTTAGTTATATCGTTCTTAATGTTAATGGCTTATAGGAGGTTTGATGATTGAAATAATGCTGCCACCACCTCACGGTTCTATAACCAGTCTTCTCTATGGTAACGTCTCACTTCATATCTCGTCTAATATTGTATTTTGCATCATAATTCTCATAGTACTATTGCTCATTAACAAATGGAAGAAGTGTATATTTAGTATTTGACACGCTCATATATTTCATAGTATCTTCATATTAACAAGAGGTGATATTATGAACAAAATTATCGGTATGATACCAGCTACAGCATTTCTCCTATATACGTTATACGACCCTTTTCAAGAATTGCTTCGTGGAGATATTGGTCGGTTCTTATTAGGGTTATGCACAAGTGGTTTAGTAGGAGCTATTGCTTGGTTTATTTCTTATCGTTTTCTCTGTACTGACATGAAATAGGAGGTTTATGGCAAAACGAAAATTATCACCGCCTACGCACGAATTGGTTGTTAACCAAGGTGACGATTTTTCTTTCCAACTTGTAATTAAAGACGCAAAAAAAGAGCCAGTAGATATTACTGGCTTTTCGTATGTCTGCAAGGTGCGTGAAAACGCAGAAAGTGAAACTGTCTTAGCAGAAGCGGAATGTACAACACCAGAACCACAACATGGTCTGGTAGAAGTGTCTTTTACGCATGAAGTCACTTCTCAAATTGATACAGACGGGTCCTATTATGGAGAATTAGCTTCCTATTACTATGACGTTGTACAAATCAACGCTAGTGGTAAGCATGAGCGTATTCTTCAAGGACCTTTTTTAGTTAGTCCAGGTATTTCATACCATTAAGGAGGTTTATTGAAGGATTGGATTAATACGCATTTTCCACCTCCATATAGGTTTCTTACTGGTGTATTAATAGTAATTCTGGCTGATATTTTTGATATTTATGAAAGGCTTGTTGAACAGACGTATCGCCTATTAAATTTCTGGGAGATTAAAGTTATGGCTGGCACAACACTCTCATTATTTTTATCTTTTCATCAGTCAGATTACGCCTATGTGGCACAAGGTATTTTCTGGCTATTAGTCTTGGATATTATTACTAAATGGTTTGCAATTAGTAACCAGTATTTAATAGAACAAGGCATACCACCAGAAGAAATTACAACGATTGACAAATTCAGAGGGTGGATACCAGCATTTCGAGCTGGCAAAATTACAACAGCTCACTTAGGCACTGGATTTCTTTCTAAGATGATACAGTACGCATTGTTATTATCAGCGGCGGTCATGATTGACCATGCATTTGGTAATAGCGGTATTGTGCTTGGCATGAAAGCAGTAACATTCACTATTGGTTACACGTGCTATAGCGAGTTTTTATCTATCGTAGAAAATATGAGAGACAGTGGTGTTTCTCATATGGATAAACTTATGGACTTATTAAGTAGTAATATACCTGTCCCTTATAAACATCTGCCGCTGCAGACGATCTGCAGTGTGTAGTACTAGGTGGTCGCGTTGACCTTAAAAAAAAACAACACAT